TATGTAGTATGTTGTATAATAATATATAGGGAGGTTAGTAACAGCTCTAGGACTAGGGGGGGTTTTATACCTTAGAACAATTATAAACAACAATAACAGGAGTACACATGTACGCATCACTAGCAAGATTTGGCTATGGCATCGCAAAAAGTTTGCGTCCGTCAAATGTCAAAAAAGTAATAGATGCTGGTAAAAGCAAAATACCTGCTTCTATGAAACCTAATATAACTAATGTTAAAGCAAAAAAGGTTATAGAAGGAGCAAAAATAAAAACAGCAAAAGGCTATAGTAAAGCTTACGAAGCCACATTAGGAACACCAACTAGACGTAAAGTTACAAGTGGTGTTTTAGCTACGTCATTTATTAATGACATCCTAGATGACTAATGGCTAAGAAGAAGGGGTTATTCGGAGTTAATAACTATCATAAGACAACCCCTAAAAAAAGGCCTCTCAGACACGCTAAGAGCCGTTCTAAGAGGGTTCCAAACAAAAAACGATATAGAGGACAAGGAAGATAATAATTATGCTATATGGAAAATTAGGATTAAAATTTGCTAAACGTAGAAAAATGCTACGTAAAGGAAAAGATCCTATGGTACAAATCGGCAGAAACTGGAAAAAAGCTTCTAAGCTTCAAAAAGCTGGAATAGTAGCTACAGTAGCTGCACCTAAAGCTTTATTCGTAGGTGCTGGTTATCTAGCAGGAAACACAAAAAAGGAGACATAATAATGTTATTTAAAACAGGACAAGCAGCATCGATATTTCTAAAACACAGAATGTCTAAAGCTAAAGACGTTTTTGGCAAAGCTAAAAATGTAACAAAATCAAAGTTTGCAGCAGGTAAAGCAAAAGCTTCTTCAATAAAAGGAAAAGCAGCAAAAATTTTCAAAGGACAAAAAGAAGTAGCTACAGAATATAAAGGTAGTTTTTTTAAAACCTTTGCAAGAGATGCACGTGTAGAAGGTAGAGGACTTAGAAAAGTAGCTAAAAAAATACCTAATACAGTAATGAAATATCCTATAACAACAGGAGCAGGTATTGGTATAGCTTTATCTTCAGGTAAAAAAGAAAAAAATAATAAAAAATATTATGGCTAATAGACTAGAAAAACTAGCAGACGATATAATGAACTTGTCGAAAGATGAGGCTCAAGAACTACAGGTTATAATTAAAGCTAAGCTTATGCCTGAAGTCGAGAGACAGAGGGGTTTGTTACAAGATCAAATGCCTCAAAATAATCCTCAAATGGCCCAAATGGGTAGAGGACAACCGAATAACCGAATGGCATCACAACGAGATATTAGGATGCAGGGTTTATTACAAAGATAAGGAGAATATATGAAACATATGCTTGAACATTATTGGAAAGACCATAAAAAAGCAGTAATCGCTGTGGCAGTTGTACTTGTTATAGCTGTAATTATATAATATGTTACAAAAATGGTTCGATAAAATTATCGAATCGTTTGAAAACTTAATAGAACAACTAAACAAAGGACACAACAATGCCAATGGTAGGAAAAAAGAAGTTTGCTTACAGCAAAAAGGGAAAAAGTGCTGCAAAGAAATACGCAAAAAAAATAAATAAGAAAGTTAAAAAAAGATACTAAATGAAAGATCTACAAATAATTCCAGGAGAAGGTGTAAGAACACACAAACAAGCTTTTGGAAGAAAAAAAGTAAATCCAAAAATGTTTAAAAAGGCTAATAAGCCTGAAGGTGGTTTAATTAAAAAAGGATTAAAACTTACAGCTAGAGCTGCGTTATCTCCTTTGTCTTTAGGACTAACAGGTGCTGTAGTTGCAACTAAAGCTATTAAAAAAGCTGGTAAAAAAGTAGTACCAAATAAACCTTTAAGAAGATCGTTTGATAAACGAGGAAGATTTGTTATATAATGACAACACGTGGTGGAAAAAGAGAAGGAGCTGGTAGACCAAAAGGATCTACTTGTGCTAAAAAATGGAAGATGCTTGATGAATTAGCAATCAAGTACAATCATTCTCCATTAGATTACTTATTAGCAGTACTTAATAATCCTATGTCATCTCCTGAAAGAAAGATGATGGCAGCCGAGAAAGCTGCACCTTACGTTCACTCGAAGTTAGCTACGACAGTTACAAAACTTGGATCAGATGGCCCAATCAAAATCAACATTAAGTGGGGAGACGAGTAAAGAGGAAACTAAAGATATAGTTATTCCTTATACACCTCGTCCTTTACAAAGAGAAGTACATAACAGTCTCAAAAGATTTAATGTGCTGGTTTGTCATCGTAGATTTGGTAAGTCAGTCTTAGCGATTAACGAATTAATTAGAACAGCTATAAAAAAAAATAATCAGAAGTGTGCATTTATAGCACCAACATATAGACAAGGTAAATCTATTGCTTGGGAATATTTAAAAATTTATACAAAACCACTAATGTATTTAGGTGGTAGTAAAAACGAAACAGAATTAAAAATAGAATTATTTAACGGATCTACTCTACAAATATTTGGAGCAGATCATCCTGATTCACTTAGAGGTATGGGTTATCATGGAGTTGTGATGGACGAATTTGCTATCATGGCACCAAGAACCTGGACAGAAATTATACGTCCAGCAGTAGCTGATACAATGGGATGGGTTATGTTTATTGGAACACCAATGGGTCATAATCAATTTTGGGAAGTATATGATTTTGCACAACGAGGACAAAAGAATTGGTTTGCAAAAATGTATAGAGCTTCTGAAACCAATGTAGTTCCTGATGAAGAATTAAAAGACGCACAGTCCATAATGACTGAAGAACAATATAACCAAGAGTTTGAATGTTCTTTTACTGCTGCTGTTAGTGGTAGTTATTATGGGAAATTAGTTACCAAAGCTGATAATGAAAAGAGAATTGGGAGTATTCCAGTCGAAGAACACGTAGGTGTCGAGACATGGTGGGATTTAGGTATAGGGGATTCAACAGCTATTTGGTTTGCACAAAGAGTAGGTGAAGAAGTACACCTTATAGATTATTATGAGAACTCAGGTGAGTCTTTAGCTCACTACGCAGATGTCTTAGAAGATAAGAACTATAACTACGAAAGACATATAGCACCTCATGATATACAAGCTAGGGAATTAGGAACAGGAAAATCTAGATTAGAAGTTGCTAACGATTTAGGAATAGACTTTGAAGTTGCTCCTAAATTAGAGGTTGATCATGGTATAGAATCTGTTAGAAATGCTTTACCACATTGTTGGTTTGATAGAGAAAAATGTAAATTAGGTTTAGATGCATTACGTCAATATCGTAAACAATGGGATGAGAAGAACCAAGTTTTTAAGAATAAACCTTTGCACGATTGGTGTTCACACGCAGCAGATGCGTTTAGATATGGATGCGTACATGATCCTATTGATACATCAGACTGGCAAAGACCAATAAATGTGGATTATAAATATATAGTATGACAGAAAATGAAATTGTAGCAATATTAAATAGAGAACTAAGAGCATCATCAGGTTATATTGGTGGTGAGATAGTATCTCGTAGACGTAAGTCTTTAGAATATTATTTAGGTAAACCTTTTGGTAATGAACAAGAAGGAAGATCTCAAGTCGTTAGTACAGATGTATCTGATACGATTGAATCTTTAATGCCTTCTTTAATGAAAATTTTTACAGCTGGAGATAATGTATTTCATTGTGAACCTGCTGGGCCTGAAGATGAGAAGGTAGCTAAACAAGCTAGTGATTATATTAACCATGTTTTCTATAAAGAGAACAGGGGTTTTTCTGCATTGTATACAGCATTCAAAGATGCCTTAGTACAGAAGAATGGTATCTTAAAAGTTTATTGGGATGACTCTGAAAAAACTACAAGAGAAGAATATAAAAAATTAACAGATGATGAATACAATTTGTTACTTGCAGATGATGAAGTTACAGAATCAGAACATCAAGAATACGATGAAGAATTTAAAGATAATAATGATAAGGTTATTGATACAGTAACATTTCATGATGTCGTTATTCATAAGACACAAAAATATGGACAAGTTAAAATTGATCCTATTCCACCTGAAGAATTTTTAATAGAACGTAGAGCTAAATCTATCGAGTCTGCTAACTTTGTTTGTCATAGAGTAAGTATGACTAGAACTCAATTAGTAGAAATGGGTTATGATAAAGATATGGTTTATGATCTACCTACTGGTGATTCAGAATATTATTTAGAAGATAGACAAGTAAGATACCAAGATACAGATTTCTCTGCACCACAAGATAGAGGTGATAGTTCTTCTGATGAAATATTAGTACATGAGTGTTATGTAAGATTAGATGTTAATGGTGATGGTAAATCAGAATTAATGAAAGTCTGTTTAGCAGGTAATGGATCTTATAAAATATTAGATATGATGGAGATTGATTCAATTCCTTTTGTTTCAATGACTCCAATTATTATGCCTCACAGATTTTATGGTAGATCTGTTTCTGAACTTATTGAAGATATACAATTAATTAAATCTACTGTTATGAGACAAATGTTAGATAATATGTATCTAACTAATAATAATAGAATTGCTATTCAAGATGGTCAAGTAGCTATGGATGATCTTTTAACAAATCGTCCAGGTGGTATTGTAAGAACTAAACAACCACCACAAAATGTTATGCAAGTTATGACAGCTCAACCTATTACAGAACAAGCTTCAGGACTATTAAATTATTTAGACTCAGTAAGAGAAGCAAGATCAGGTGTTACAAAATCTTCACAAGGTTTACAAACAGATTCACTTAATACAGATACTGCAACTGGCATGAACCAGGTTTTAACTCAATCTCAAATGAGAATGGAATTGATTGCTAGAACTTTTGCAGAAACTGGTGTTAAAGATTTAGGAATTAAGATATTTGAATTACTTTGCAAGTATCAGCAAAAAGAAAAATTAGTTAGAATTAGAGGTGAGTTTGTACCTATGGCTCCATACGAATGGAGAAATAGAGTTAACTTATCTGTTAAAGTAGGATTAGGTACAGGTTCTAAAGAACAACAACTTATCCTTCTTAATGGTATTTTACAAAGACAACTACAAGCAATACAATTACAACAGAATGTATATGGCCCAGTAGTTAATCTTAAAAATATATATTCTACATTACAAAAACTTGTAGAGAATGCAGGTCTTGGAAGTGTAGAACCTTTCTTTATGGATCCTGAAGTAGGTGCAGCAC